GTAAGTTTACAAGAAAAAAGATAACAGCTAACGAAAAAGTTGAACACTTAGAAGGTTTAGATACAACTATTGATTGGAAAAATACTGGTGATAATAGTTATGATGGTGAAAAGCTAAACCTGTTAGTACATGATGAAAGTGGTAAGTGGGAAAGACCCGATAATATATTAAATAACTGGCGAGTAACCAAAACATGTTTACGATTAGGTAGTAGAATAGTTGGTAAATGTATGATGGGATCGACCTCAAACGCATTAGATAAAGGTGGAGACAATTTTAAAAAACTATATAACGCATCCGATGTCACTAAGAGAAATAGAAATGGCCAAACAAAGTCTGGTTTATACTCTTTGTTTATCCCAATGGAATGGAACTACGAAGGATTTATTGATGAGTACGGAGTTCCAGTATTTACTACACCTGACACAGATGTCTTCGCCCCAGACGGTGAACTAATAGATGTAGGCGTAATAGATAACTGGCAAAACGAAGCTGATGGTTTAAAAGATGATCAAGATGCTTTAAACGAATTTTATCGTCAGTTTCCTAGAACAACTGAGCATGCGTTTAGAGATGAAACAAAAAATAGTATATTTAATTTAGTAAAAATATACGAACAAATAGATTACAACGAAGAGCTGGGTAGATCGTTAGGCGTTACGCAAGGTAATTTTCAATGGATTAATGGTAAAAAAGATACTCAAGTAATATTTTATCCAGATCCAAAAGGTAGATTTAAAGTTAGTTGGTTTCCTAAGCAACAGCTTCAAAATAGAGTAATATTAAAAAATGGTGTGAGATTTCCTGGTAACGAGCATATGGGTGCGTTTGGATGTGACTCATATGATATATCCGGGACCGTAGATGGTGAAGGTTCAAAAGGAGCACTTCACGGACTTACTAAGTTCAGTATGGAGGACGCTCCAGCTAACAGCTTCTTTTTAGAATACTTATCAAGACCACCTACGGCTGAAATATTTTTTGAAGATGTGTTGATGTCTTTAGTGTTTTATGGTATGCCAATACTTGCAGAGAATAATAAACCTAGATTATTATACTATTTAAGACGTAGAGGTTACAGAGGTTTTAGTATGAACCGACCAGATAAAGTTTGGAACAAATTATCTGTAGCAGAAAAAGAAATAGGTGGTATACCAAACTCTAGTGAAGATATAAAGCAGGCTCATGCTGCTGCTATTGAAATGTATATACAAGATCATGTTGGTATAAAACAAGATGGTAGTGTTGGTAACTTATATTTTAATAAATTACTAAACGATTGGGCTAAGTTTGATATAAATAAAAGAACAAAGTTTGATGCTACAATAAGTAGTGGTCTAGCTATAATGGCTTGTAATAGACATTTGTATAGACCAAACGCTAAGGTTGAAAAACCAAAGTTAAATATAAATATTTCCAGATATAATAATAATGGAACAAATTCACAAATAATAAAGTAAGTATGGGATATTCTAATAAAAGTTATTTTCCTAGTCAAGCGGTAAGTGATGCTGAAAAGTTAAGCTATGATTATGGTTTAAAAGTCGCTAAAGCTATAGAGGTAGAGTGGTTTAATGACGATAATAACAATAATAGATATAGAAATAATAATAATAACTTTCATAATTTAAGGTTGTATGCAAGAGGTGAACAGTCAATACAAAAATATAAAGATGAATTATCTATTAATGGTGATTTATCTTATTTAAATTTAGACTGGACGCCTGTACCTATTATACCTAAATTTGTAGATATAGTTGTTAACGGTATAGCTGAAAGAACTTACGATATAAAAGCATTTTCACAAGATCCATATGGTGTTGAAAAAAGAACTAAATATATGGAGCGTATACTTAGTGACATGCAAATGCAAGAGTTTAACAATGAGGTAAGTTCTAGGTTTGGTGTTAATATAAGAGAAAGCGAAGAGCAAAATTTACCTGGATCAGAAGAAGAGTTAGGTATACATATGCAGTTAAACTACAAACAAGCTGTTGAATTAGCAGAAGAACAAGCTTTAAACGTTTTATTTGAAGGTAATAAATATGAGTTAATTAAAAAACGTTTTTATTATGATTTAACAGTGCTTGGTATTGGTGCTGTTAAAACTGATTTTACAACATCTGAAGGTGTTACTATAAATTACGTTGATCCAGCAAACCTTGTGTATTCTTATACAGATTCTCCTTATTTTGATGATATATATTACGTTGGTGAAGTTAAATCAATACCTGTTAATGAGCTAGCAAAACAATTTCCACATTTAACAGAGTCTGATATTGAAGAAATAATGGACACTAAGTCTTACCACAGAAACAGTAATAGAAGTAGATATAACTCAGACAAAGAAGACATAAATAAAATACAAGTTTTATATTTTAATTATAAAACTTATATGAACGAAGTATACAAAATAAAAGAAACAGGTACTGGTGCAGATAAAGTTATAAATAAAACAGATGAGTTTAATCCGCCAGAAGACAAGCAAGTTGGTTATTCAAGGCTGTTGAGATCTATAGAGGTTTTGTATGAAGGTGCTTTAATACTAGGCAGTAATAAACTACTTAAATGGGAAATGTCAAAAAACATGATGCGTCCTAAAAGCGATTACACTAAAGTTAAAATGAATTATGCTATAGTAGCGCCGCGTATGTATGATGGTAGAATAGAAAGTCTAGTTAAACGTATAACCGGTTTTGCTGATATGATACAGCTTACACATTTAAAACTACAACAAGTAATGTCACGTATGGTGCCTGACGGTGTTTATTTAGATGCTGATGGTTTAGCTGAAATAGATTTAGGCAATGGTACAAACTATAATCCACAAGAAGCCTTGAACATGTTCTTTCAAACAGGTAGTGTTATTGGTAGATCGTTTACAAGCGAAGGTGATTTAAATCCTGGTAAAGTTCCTGTTCAAGAAATAAGATCTGGTAATGGCGCTGGCAAAATGCAAGCATTAATAGCAAACTATAATTATTACTTACAAATGATTAGAGACACTACTGGTCTCAACGAGGCTAGAGACGGTAGTATGCCAGACAAAAACGCATTAGTAGGTATACAAAAAATAGCAGCGGCAAATTCAAATACAGCTACAAGACACATATTACAAGCTGGTTTGTTTTTAACAGCACACACTGCAGAATGTTTGTCACTTAGAATATCTGATATATTAGAATACTCTCCAACGGCAGATGCTTTTATACATGCTATCGGTGCACATAACGTTGCCACATTAGAAGAAATGAAACAATTACACTTGTATGATTTTGGTATATTTATTCACTTACAGCCTGACGAAGAAGAAAAAGCTAGACTTGAAAATAATATACAAATGGCTTTACAACAACAAAGCATAGAGCTTGAAGATGCTATTGATCTTAGAGAGATAAAAAATATTAAACTAGCTAATCAAGTTTTAAAAATACGTAGAAAGAAAAAACAAGAACGCGATAGACAAATGCAGCTAGAAAATATACAAGCTCAAACACAATCTAACACACAAGCAGCTCAAGCAGCAGCTCAAGTTGAATTACAGAAGAATCAAGTAATGACTCAAAGTCAAGCTCAGTTAGAACAAGCAAAAGCTGGTATTGATATTCAAAAGTTACAAGCAGAAGCAAATATTAAAAAAGAGTTAATGGCTTTAGAGTTTCAATACAACATGCAACTTAGAGGTGCTGAGTCAGATAATTTAAAACAAAGAGAAAAAGAAAAAGAAGATCGTAAAGACGAAAGAACAAAAATACAAGCCACACAACAAAGTGAAATGATAGAGCAAAGAAAATCAGGTAAAGCACCTAAAAACTTTGAATCTTCAGGTAATGATATACTAGGTAGTGGCTTTGACTTAGGTATGTTTGATCCTAAGTAAATTTATTAATTATTATTATATTATATTATGGAAGAAAATAAAGAAAACGTAGTTGAAGAAACTACACAAGAAACAACCGAACAAGTTGATAAAACTAAGTTTGAATCTGCTGAAGATGATAGTGTTATAAAAGTAGATTTAAGTAAACCATTAAAACCAGAAGAAAATGAAAATAAAGAAGATAACGCTGACGACAGCGGAGTGGTTGCAGAGCCTGAAAATGCCGAGCCCACACAAGAACAAAAAGAAATACAACCGGAAGCTGAAGCACAAAAAGAACCAGCAGTATTAGAAGAAGTAACTGAAGATTCAACTGAAGAAGAAGTTGCTGAAGTAGAAGAAAAAGTTGAAGAAGCTATAGCTGAAGCAGAAGCCACTGGTAAACCGCTACCAGAAAATATTCAAAAGTTAGTTGACTTTATAGATGAAACTGGTGGTGATATAAACGATTACGTAAAACTTAATCAAGATTATAGTAAGTTAGAAGACAATGATGTTTTATACGAATACTACAAACAAACAAAACCTCATTTAACTAATGATGAAATAAACTTCTTAATGGAAGATACTTTTAAAGTAGATGAAGAAGAAGATACTGATAGAGAAATACGAAGAAAAAAACTAGCGTTTAAAGAGCAAGTTGCCAGCGCTAGAAGCCACTTGGACGGGCAAAAGTCCAAATACTATAAAGAAATTAAAGCTGGTTCAAAGCTTACGCCTGAACAACAAAAAGCTGTAAACTTCTTTAATAGATACAACAAAGAGTCAGAAGCAAATCAAAAAACAGTTAAAAAGAACTCTGATATTTTTACACGAAAAACTAATGAAGTTTTTAACGACAAGTTCAAAGGTTTTGAATACAATGTCGGTGATAAAAAATATAGGTTTAACGTAAACAATGCTGAAGAGATTAAAACAACTCAAAGTGATATAAATAATTTTACTAAAAAGTTTTTAGATAAAAATTCTACATTATCAGATGCTAAGGGTTATCATAAATCTTTATTTACAGCTATGAATGCTGATGCTGTTGCAAAACACTTTTACGAGCAAGGTAAAGCTGATGCGACTAAAAATAGTGTTGCTAAAGCTAAAAATGTTAGTATGAATCCAAGACAGTCTCATGGTGTAATTGATGCTGGCGGGGTAAAAGTAAGAGTTTTGGGTGATAACTCTTCTGATTTTAAGTTTAAAATTAAAAACAACAAATAACAATTTAAAATTAAAAAATTATGGCAATTACAAGTGCAACTCAAAGTAGAGGCGCAGCAGTACAAGCGGCTACTTCTGAGAATTATTTAGATATCCAAAATAATGGATGGGCACAGCAATATCTTCCTGACTTAATAGAAAAAGAAGCTGAAGTTTTCGGTAAGAGAACTATATCAGGGTTTTTATCTCAAGTTAGTGCAGAAGAAGCTATGTCGGCTGATCAAGTTATTTGGTCAGAACAAGGTAGATTACATTTATCTTATAGATGCGATATTTTAGACGCGTCAGCTAGTACTGTTAATATTACACACAATATTGACGGTGTAGCACAAACTACAACTCACGGTGTTAGAGTTGGTGATCAAGTATTAATTGCAGGTGGTGGACAAACTGTTACAGCTCGTGTAAGCGTTGCTGCTGCAGGTAACCAAACTATTACAGTACAACCTTACGCTAATGCTCACTTAAGTGACTTAGGTTTTGCTGATTCTGATAATGATTGTAGAATACTAGTATTTGGTTCTGAAAACGCTAAAGGAACTGCTTATGTAGGTGGTAGAGCTAATGAGCCACAGTTTACTACATTTACTAACAAGCCAATTATATTAAAAGATATGTACGAGGTTTCAGGATCTGATGTATCTCAAATAGGTTGGGTTGAAGTTTCTGGTGAAGATGGTCAAAATGGTTACTACTGGTACTTAAAAGCAGAAGGTGATACTAGAGCAAGATTTATGGATTACTTAGAAATGAGTATGATTGAATCTGAAAAAGTAGCTGCAGATTCTGCTATTGCATTACCAACTGATGGTGGTGCTGGTACAGCAGGTACTGAAGGTTTATTTGCTGCTATTACTTCTAGAGGTCATCAAACTTCTGGTGTAACTGGTGTTAACGCTGCTACTGATTTAGCTGAGTTTGATGCTATTTTAGCTGAGTTTGATAAAAACGGTGCTATTGAAGAAAACATGTTATTCGTTAATAGAGCTACTGCTCTTGCTTTTGATGATATGTTAGCTTCTATGAATTCTTACGGAGCTGGTGGTACGTCTTACGGTGTATTTAACAACTCTGAAGATATGGCATTAAATTTAGGTTTCTCTGGTTTCAGAAGAGGTTCTTATGACTTCTACAAGTCTGACTGGAAATACTTAAATGACTTAGCAACAAGAGGTGGTATTAACGAAGGTGCTACTGGTGGTGAAGCTATTAGAGGTGTTATTATACCTGCTGGTGTTTCTTCTGTTTATGATGAAGTACTAGGTAGAAATCTTAAGCGTCCATTTTTACACGTACGTTATAGAGCTTCAAACACAGAGTCAAGACAAATGAAAACTTGGATTACTGGTTCTGTTGGAGCTGTAACATCTGATTTAGATGCAATGACAGTCAACTTCTTGTCTGAAAGATGTATGGTTGTTCAAGGTGCTAATAACTTCATGTTAATGAACTAAGCATTTATTATATTAAGGATCGAGGCTTCGGCCTCGAACCTTTCTTTTTATTAATTTTATTATATATTATATTATGGCAAAAAAACAAAAAACAGAGGTAGAGGTACCTGTTGTTGAAACACCAACTGTTACAACACCAAAACCTAAAAAAGTTGAAATTAAAAAACCAACTTGGGAAATAAAAGATAGATCTTATTTGTTAAAAAATGGAAAAAGACCTTTAAGTAAATCTATAAAAGCCGCTGGCGTTTATTGGTTTGATGAACAAAAAGGTTATGAAAGAGAGTTAAAATATTGTGAGAATCAAAAAACACCATTTGTTGATGAAATGCAAGGTGATCAAAGATTATCTCACATTATATTTAGAAACGGAGTTTTACATGTTCCTAAAGAAAAAACAATTTTACAAAAACTTTTGTCTTTATACCATCCTGGTAAAGATATTATATATCACGAGTTAAAACCTCAAGCTATAGCTAAACAAGAGGTTGAAACTATAGAGATGGAAATAGAAGCTTTAAACGCTGCCTTAAACTTAGATATAGATATGGCAGAAGCTGTGATGCGTGTAGAGTTAGGTTCTAAGGTATCAGATATGAGTTCTAAAGAGCTTAAAAGAGATTTATTAGTATTTGCTAAAAACAATCCTGTTTTGTTCTTAGAATTAGCTAATGATGAAAATATACAACTTAGAAATTTTGGTATAAAAGCTACTGAAATGGGTATATTAAAACTTTCTCAAGATCAAAGAACATTT